CTAATTTGTACTAAATTCCCGCTCGAAATCCCGCCCGCCTATAGTATCATTAATAATGTTATATGCTATTCCCTTTTCTTCTTCGATTGCATGGATATAAATCTCAGTAGTTGAAAGATTTTTATGCCCCATGACATCAGCGATATTAGGAATAGATACATTTTGAGAGGCTAGAAGCGTAGCGGTAGTATGTCTCAATCCATATGGCGGTAGATATCTCAAACCTATTTTTTTACAGAATTTTTTCCAATTATCTCTAAAGGTCTTATTTGCCAAGTGATCACCTGTAGTTGAGTGAACCACAAACTCACATTTTTTGCCAAATAGTTTCTTTTGCTCTTTTATTTGCAGCTTTAAAAGCTCTTCTATCATAGGTGTTAAAATACCTACTCTCGGCTCATTATTTTTCGTGCCTTTTTCATCATAACCATAGTAATTTACCACTGTGATAGTATCATCTATCATCACTCTTTTACTTGTCCATTCAATTTTAGTCCACTTTAGACCTCTTAGCTCAGCTGGACGAAGTCCATATGTCACAGTTAAAACTATGCAAAGTATGAAATTAACATCATCTTCTTTAAAAGCATACTTCAGAGCCTTTTTCATCTCACTTGGACTATAATACTTATCTTGAACTGACTTTTGAACTTTAACATTTTTGACATTTTCAGCAGGATTTTTTTCAAGGATCCCTTCTTCGACGGCTACATTAAAAAGAGATTTTAAAACTGTGATATTATGCTTGATAGTTTTTGGAGCATAGGGCTTTTTAGTCCTCTCACTTATATAGTTCATCAAGTGATTATTAAAATCTTTCACATCTCTTTCAGTGATATTCTTTATAGGCTTATCCCCAAAGAAAGAATTAATCTGATTTTTAAGATAAGAATTATACCAAGAAATTGTATTTTCTTCTAGTTTATGATTTTTAATATACCATTGACCAAAGTTAAATATAGAAAGATTAGCAGCGTAGGATGCGGATCCTATTTCTGCATATAGTTCTTGAATTACATCTAACTCTTTTGCGTTCATAAAAGATTTTAACTTCAAACCTGTAAAGCTGCATTTAATAGTCTTAGTCTTCCTATATCGTTCACCATCTACTGTCTTTTCCACCTCGATCTTATACTTTTCTGGACCTATTTTTCTCCACACCATTAAATCATCACCTCAACATTTTTTAGATTAAATTTATTTTAGAAGGGTAGTACCCTTTTAAAATCTTGTAATTTTTTGTATATTTAAAAATTTCTTTAAAACTATAGGCAACTTCATCATCTTTTACTTTTTCTAAATCTATAAATCTTTTTATAAAATCTTTTCTACAGTTAAAAGCTGAGATACTTACACCGAAAAGGCTGAAGATATAATCATCAGGAAATCGTGAAGTTTTTTTCATCATTTCTAAGGGCATGAGCAGTTCACCTGCAAAGGCATTTGCCGATTGCTCTTTGATATACTCTGGTAAATCTTTATTTTTAGTATGATGCTGTAAAAAGATATGCCCAAGCTCATGGGCAAGAGTGAACCTCTGTCTTTCACGCTCATAATTAACATTATCTATAGCTATTAAATATTTTTTAGTTTTTTCATTATAGACTGTGCAGCCATCTAATCCGTGTAAATTCTTGTATTTAACAATGATGTCATCTCTATATTTCAAAATATCACCAAGAAAAATTGGAAGCAGCCTTTCATCTGGTGAAATATTCTTATGGATATAATTTGCTATGCTCGTAGCATACCTTAAGTTATACTCTAAAGCGTTCATATTACCTCACTTTAAGAACATATGTTCTTTTAAAAATAAAAAATATATAGGGACATAATTTCCCTTAAAATTTGTATTTTATAATCAATCCTTGGTTTTGCCACCTAATGGTGAGAGAGCTACTTCCAAGGATTAATTATTTTATAACTTTAAATATTGAAATATCGGAATTTGTTGACCTCAACAAGTATTAATCTGCAGAGTGAACCTTAATGTATTTAAAAGCACTGATTAAGTCTTCAATCTGTGATGACTTTGCAATAGCAGGTAAGATTTCAATATTAATGTTAGATCTTTCTAGGCTATCCATCCTCAATATTAATGTAGCTTTTCTAATTTTTTCTTTTTGTTTTCTTTTTCCTGAGGCTCCTGCCATAGCTCCTAGAAGACCAAAAGTAACACCACCTGCTACTGTGGATAGACCTTTACCGCTGATTATTGTTTCTCCGTCAAGTTTATAATCGAAATCTAAAAGATCTTTGAAATTAAATACTTCATAATCTACAGAGAATTTCTTATTTGGCTCGTCAATTTGAATTGTAGTTTTTTCAAAAGCAGGATTATTAATTTTAAATTCTTTAGTAATATTTTCTAAAGGATTTGCAAGTTGACGTTCTTTAAATAAAGCTTTTCTCTTGTTTTGGTAGTTAATGCTATAGATTAGCATTACAATACAAAATCCAATAACAATTACATATCCCATAATTACCTCCTATTTGCTTTTATTATCATCTTCATCATCGAAGAATGTAGCCTTAATCATACGAATCATTGTATCTTTCTGCTCTGGAGTTAGCTTTTGATTAGCTCTATAGAGCACAGAGATCCCTTCAGGAAAATCTTCTTCAAGTTCATCAACTTTTGTTTTTTTGTTATTTTTATGAGGATTAGAAGAACGACCAAGAAGATAGTCCAAAGAAACATTAAAATAATCAGCTATTAAAATTTTAATATCGTCACTAGGAACTCTTACATTACTTTCATATTGAGATAATGTAGAATTACTTATATTTAATATTTTTGCCAATTCTTTTTGAGATAAATTATTTTTTTCCCTTAAATATTTAATATTGCTTCCTAAATTTGAAATCATTCTTATCGCCTCATTCACTATTTGTGAATATTATATATCAAATTTTGCAATTAGAAAATATAAATTCACAAAAAGTGAATGAAAGTGTTGACATTTGCTAACTGTGAATATATAATTATATTATACTTCACGTATAGCAAATTATTGGAGGTGATTCTGTGAAAAAATCTTTGGCAGAAATCAGAGAAGAAAATAGTAAAACTCAAAAAGATATGGCGGATCTTCTTGGCATTGCAGTATCTACGTATTGCCAATACGAAACAGGCAAGAGAAATTTACCTGTTGAGACTGTAAACAAAATATCTAAGATTTTAAATGTCAATAAAAATGATATTTTTTTGCCTATAAAATTCACAGTTGGCAAACTTTAAATTAATTGAGGTGTAAGATGGAAAGTAAATCATTACTTTTAAAAGAAATGAATATGGAAAGAATAAGAGTCCTTCAAAAACATAAAAAAGAACTTAGAGAGGAAATTAATTCTAATATTTATGAAAAAAATGAAGAGTTATTTTCTAAGTACTCAAAACTTGAAAGACTCTTTAATGAAATTATTTGTTATGAGGCTAAATGCCTAGATGAGATTTAATTACGGATTCAGCTGTAGCTTGGAAGACTGCAAGAGAACAGGATTTAACTAAAGAACCTATTTTAGATTTGGTCTCTTTGTATATTCCAGGATCTCTAACAGAATCTAGGTAGTCATGACCTTGAGAAGTTAATCTGTGAATTATAAATAAATTATATTTAGCTCCCATACAAGGCATGGCTTTGTATGAAATAAAATTATTATCTATTATTAATTCTAAATGATAATAAAGTTTATCTTTGTCAGAAGATAGTTCTAAAAAATCTTCTAATGTCACTTCTTTTGAAGGAGTTAAATCTTCTATTTTGATTAACATATCTCGAATTAGGTCTAGGTCTCTTTTCAATATAATCACCTCCTTATGGTGATTATAACAAATAAAAATTAAAGGTGGATATAAGATGGAAAATTTAATTAGATTAGACCAAGGCACGATTGAAGGCTTGGCAAAAGCTATAGCTGAAAAGATGAAGCCTAAGGTAATCTTCAGTGCTGAAGAAGCGGCTGAGTATCTAAGTATCAGCTATAGACAACTTTTAAAAGAAGTCTATGCAGGCAATATAAGATTCAGATATAAAGGATCTAGAAGTTATATCTTTAAGAAAGATTGGCTCGATGATTGGATGGATAGCTGATGAAAAATGAACTTTATAAGAATGGTGACCTGCGTAAAGTATGAAAGCTTTAAAGAAAGAGTGAGGATCGTCAGAATGCTCATGGATGAAGGTTGGAAGATCGTTGAATACTCTGATGGCTTTGTCATCGGAGAAAAGTTTAGGAAAAAGGGGGATAAAAATGAAATTAGTTAATAGTCATGGAAAAGTGATCCTTAATTTTAACGCTCCATTGTGGCGGTTTTTAAAAAATTTCATTAGGTTTATCTGGGGAGTAGTAGTGATACTCTTTATCTTTTATCTTTCATGCGAGCCGATATAGATATGGCAAAGAAGAAAGAGAAGAAGGTCAAGACTCCGACATATAACGTGACCATGGATGACATCCGCGGATACGTAAAACAAGGCTACATCCAAGGTAGAGATGAGGCAATAAAGAAAGCTACTGACTACTCTATAGCTGTACCTGTTTTGGCACTGATTGACGGATTTGGTTTTGGAAGAGTGAGGCTTGAGAGATTCTTGGATATCGTTTATGACACTTACGACAGCATTGACAAAGAGTATTTAAATTTAAATGACATAGTAAAGACTATAAACGAAGAAAAGAAGATAGAAATCATTAGGAGATAAAGATGGAAGAAGAATATTTAAGAGGAATTAAAAATTTCATATGTGTTAAGACTGGAATTGGTGAAATAGAATATGGAGAAATGGATGCTGATTTTGTCCTTTTCAAGTTATTGAATTTCATATTACAAAAGAGAAAATCTACATCTAGTAAATGGATCCGTATTTCAAAAGATTTCTATGATGATCACGACAGAATTAATTCTTATTTAAAGTTAATTATGGATATATCTTTTTCCTATGACATTGAGGAAGATGAAGACTGTTTTATGTTTAGGCTTTTAACTGGTGTTGTAGAATTAGAAGATGAATTTCAAGTATATATTTCTGATGTGATGTTTGATTTGGTAAATTATACTTTTGAAGATTTTGAAGAAATACATCCAAACATAGCTGGAAGGCTTCCTTTAATAAAGATGAAGATTTTACCATCAATTATTATTGAGGGAGATGAATTTTTTCCCGATATGTATGGATCCTTTTTAGGAGATATTTAAGCTAGAGGAAGAATCGGGAGTAGAAAAAATTAGGAGGAAAGACATGAAAGAATTGAGAGCATATTGGTACACGGTTTTAGGCACTGCAAAAGTAATTGGAATCGTTAAGGTAGACACTGGCTATGAAGACAAGTACTATATCGGCATAGCTGATGGAGAAGATGAAAATAGAGACATTCAACAAATCTTGGATTATGGATCTAGGTTTTATCCTGGAATCTTTGCGGAAAAAAGATGAACTATTGCAAAAATGGAAATAGTTGAGGTAAAAAATGAGAATTGATGAATTAGTAAAAAGACTCGAAAAAATCGAAAAGAAACATAACCTGCATTTCAAAGTAAGAAAATATATTTTCGAGACAGAAATATTTATGGTTGCTGATGAAGATCTTAAAGATCTTATGATTGCTAGAATCTATGAGAGAAAAGCAAATGCACTAGAAACAATGTATGTAAATTTTTTAAGTTTAGAAGATGATATTAGAGCAGAGCTACTTGATATCTTTGTAGAGTATGCAAAGACACCGCCTGATGAAAGAGAAGAAGAGAAAAGATTTATAGTTCCTCTTCCTGGGCTTGTTACTACAGATGGTGAGCAGCAATACTTGACTCATAAAGAAGAGCACTTCTTCGCTTGTAGAAGAAATAAGGATTTAAGGCAGACCTGGAAGGAAAAGCACTTGAAGTATATACCTGAAGAGTACAGAAAATACGCGGTAGAGTTGAGTAGCGTTGAGTAGGAGTTGAGTAGGAGTTGAGAAACATGAAATGTAAAAAATGTGGTAACGAGGAAAATTTCTTTATTATAGAAAAATTTTCTGGTGTTACTGAATTGTGTGTAGATGCTGATGGAGAACTTACTAATTATAATGCTGATGCTTATGACGCTACAGATTATAGACTAAAAAGCATTTACTATTACTGTTGCGAGTGTAGATCGAAAGTCGCAAAAATTCCTGAAGAAAAAAGATATTAAAGTTGAGTAGGAGTTGAGTAGAGAAGAGGTGTTAAGTGAAAGAGCTATATATTTTGTACGACGTTAAAAGTCGAGTGGTCCTATATTCAACATATAGCGAAGAGAAAATCTATGCAAAAGCTGGAGAATTAGTGGAAAGCAAGACCTTTAGAGGAGAAGTTCACATCATAATGATTAATTTAGCAGGGGTAGAAAAATGAAAGAATTAATAGAAAATATTGAACAATGGGGAATAGACAGAGAGTTAGATAAAAAAGCGTGGATTGAAAATGTAGAGATTGAGGTGAAAGAATGAATTTTAAAGAAGGGCAATTAGTTATTTACGTAGGCTTCGACGATATGATGATAGGAAAAATCAAAAGAATTACAGGAAATAAAGCCTTTGTTTATTACCACGAAGGTGATACAGCGGCACTAACTGATTTTAGCTTATTAAGACCTATAACTAATGAGTATTGTATTGAAGAATTAATAAAAAAAAGTCCTCACACCGTTCAAAGCTAGAGGACTAAAAGTAATAAAAAATATTTTATCACCTATATTATATCACAGATTAGGTGATGTGGAGGAAATTATGAATCAAGTTGAAAGAATTATAAAAAAATGGAAGAGTATTCCTGAAGAAAGCAGAAAACTTTCTCAACATTTAAGTGAGTTAAAAATGAAATATTTGAGCTGTCCTTATCCTGAAGAAAAAGAATGGATAGCTATAGATATTAATGCAACTAAAGAAGATTTAAGAAAGTTAGAGGCAGAGTACGAAAATCTGTCAGAAATAGTAGAAGCAATAGGATATAGAGAGGTGGCAATATGATTAAAGAAGTAGAATTAAAAACTTATGATGACGAGTATAAGGCTTTTGGAGAAGTTTATAGAGACGAAGACGAGAATGAAGAATTAGTGCAAAAACAATTTGTAGTAGATAGTCTTTCATCTGCAGATTGGGTTATGCGTAAGATCAAAGAAAATAAAGACAGATCTGGAGAAATAATCGATTATGCAAAAGAAGAAATCCAAAGACTTCAACAATTCATTAAGAAAGAAGAAGCAAGACGTGACAATAACGTGGCATATTTAGAACATTTACTTGAAAATTACCTACTTCAAAGAAGAGAGGAAGATCCAAACTTCAAGTTGAAGACTGTTACAGGTACAGCTAGCATCAGGAAGTCAACCAACTGGAAATATGACGATGGAAAGTTATTAGAGTTCCTTAACAAGAACGACATGAAGCAATTTATGAGATTTAAAGTAGAAGTTAATAAGGCTGACTTTAAAAAGGCGGTAGACGTTATAGATTCAGTTGTAGTAATTCCTGAGACTGGAGAAGTTATAGATGGAGTTGAAGTAACTCAGGAAGAAAAGTTATCAATAAGATTTAGTTGAGGAGAAAAAAATGGCAAACATTGTAAAGTATGAAACGTCTAATGGTGAAGTTCAATTAGACAAACAAACGATTAAAAATTACCTTGTCAGTGGAGATGCTGACAAGGTTACTGATCAAGAGTTAGAGCTATTTATAAATCTTTGTAAGTATCAAAAGTTAAATCCATTTTTAAGAGATGCCTACTTAGTGAAATTTGGAGATAAACCTGCAAATATGATCGTGGGCAAAGACTTTTTCATTAAAAGAGCTTCTGCAAATGAAAACTTTAAAGGCTATACTGCAGGGGTTATTGTCCTCGGTAAGACTGGCAACATTGAAGAAAGACCTGGATCCTTTTATGCGAAACAAGTTGAATCTTTAGTGGGTGCTTGGTGCAAGGTTGAATTTACAAATGGCACAGATTTTTATCACACAGTAGCTTTTGATGAGTACAACACAGGTAAGTCAACATGGGCATCTAAGCCTGCTACTATGATTAGAAAGGTTGCACTGGTACAAGCACTTAGAGAGGCATTTCCTGAAGATTATCAAGGTTTATATGACTCTTCTGAAATGGGAGTTAATGAGGAAGTACTTCCTACAGATGGAGTAAAGGTTAAGGCTCCTACAATATCAAAAGAGCAATTTAATTTACTTTTAAAAACACTGGGAGAAGATGCCATTGTAGATTTCTGTAAATCTAAAGGCTACAACGATGCAGCGAAAATAAAAGTAGATGAGTATGAGAAGCTTATAGCTGAAGCTACTAAAAAGAAGCTAGAAGACGAAGAAGTTATTGAGTATGAAGATGTGGATCCTGATTTTAAAGATCTACAAGATGAAGATAATAATTTTGAAATTAACGAAGAAGAACTTCCTTTTTAAATAATATTTATTAAGAATAACTAAATAAGAAAAAATAGGAGGAATTAAGTATGGCAAGGAAAATAGCAGTGGGTATCAGTTACTTTCCCCTTGATACAGCGTTTTTAAGAGACATCAAGGTGCGTAGGGTGCTGATGGCTTGCGGAGCTAATTCTATAGCCGTGATATTAGCCCTCTTGTCTTCTATATATGAAGATGAGGGCTACTATATCAAGCTTAGCGAAGATTTACCTTTTGTAATTGCTGACACAGTTGGGATTACCGAGGGTGCCACTAAAGAGATCATTAGTAAGTTGGTCCAAGTTGGTTTCTTTGAAAAAAAACTCTGTAGTAAATTTAAAATCTTAACTTCTAAAGGGATTCAAGAAAGATATTTGAAAGCCTGTGAGAGAAGAAAAGAAGTCAAGATTATAAAAGATTATTCTTTAATAAATATTGATGAGTATACTAATGTAGTTTATGTAGACATTAATGGAATTGATGTATACATAAATCAGAAAAATGTATACAAAGGTACACAAAGTATAGTAAAGGATAGTAAATTAAATAAAAGTAAAGTATATAATACACCACCTAGTATTAATAATATATATAATACTGCTTCTTTTGATGCAGAAATTGACCAAGAAAAATTTAAAAAGGTGGTGGATTTATATAATTACTCTGGATTTCAGAACATCAGTCCGTCCGTTAAAGACACACTGATAGAATTTACGAACACTTATCCTACGACCTGGATAGAGGAAGCGTTTAAGATTGCTGCTGATGGCGGAAAACTAAGTCTTACCTATATCCGAGGTATACTCATGAGATGGACTTCTAATGGCAAAGATAGTCAATTCAAGAAAAAGGATAGTCAAACAGACACTGAGAGATACTATGATCAAGTGGATCAGTGGACTGAAAGCATTAAAAGAAAGTTGGAGAAGAAATGAATATAGACAAATTTGGCAGGATTGTAAAAGCAGTTAGAGCTGCCTATCCACAGTTTAAGTTTATTGAAAGTAAAGAGGGCATGGAAATATGGCTTAAAGCCCTAGCTGATGTATCTGATGATATAGTTTCTCTTGCATTTGAGAAGCACATCATGACAGCTAAATTTCCGCCTACAATTGCAGAGATCAGAGAAAATATATTTAATTTATCCGATGAAAAAATCCGTGATTGGTCAGATGCCTTTGGACTTGCTTTGCGTGCTATAAGAAAATTTGGATCATACAGAGAAGATGAGGCTCTAGAGTGGATAAGTGAGCAGGATAGGACCGCCGCCGAAGTGACTAGAAGACTAGGCTTTAAAGAGATCTGTTTGAGTGAGAATCTTGAAGTGATTAGGGGGCAATTTAGGATGGCATACACTAACTATGCCGAGCAAAAGAAGTATTATGGCATGCTTCCTGAATCTACAAAAAAGAGACAGCTTGCAATTGAGATTGAGGGTAAAAGGCGGATGGATGAATTGATCAATAAATATTTAGATCGAGGCAGAGATGGCTTACAGGAAATATAGATCTAAGAAAACTGAAGTAGACGGAATCACCTTCGACAGTAGAAAAGAAGCTGCAAGATACCAAGAATTAAAACTCTTAGAAAGAGCAGGGGTTATTAAAGATCTATGCTTGCAGCCTAATTTCCTGCTTCAAGATAAATTTGAGTATAAAGGCAAGGCTCAAAGAAAGATTGAGTATATAGCTGATTTCATGTACTGGGATTGTGAGAAGAAAACTTGCATAGTAGAGGACGTGAAAGGGGTCAGGACTGAAGTCTATAAGATCAAAAAGAAAATATTTTTAAAAAAATATGGAGAAAAATATGATTTTATAGAGACTTGAGAAGCAAAAATGCTAACAATTGCTAATGGATTTGGTGAAATGAGAAATTTAGAAGAAGTATGCAGAGATTGCGACTATAGAGAAGTTGGCTGCCATAGTAAGTGCCGAAGATATAAAAACTATAAGATGATGATAGGGGCTATCCGAAAGAAAAGAGATAAAGAAAAAGAGTACTTTGACTATCTAAGAGAGAGGAAGCTGTATAAGGAGTAGAGAGTGAATAGGGAAAAACTTATGCAATATTTAGTATTAAGAAAAGAGATTGACGACCTCAGCGAAAAAATTAAAAAGGCAAAAGATACTACAGTTACTGACATAGTAAAAGCCTCAAATCCCGAATTTCCTTATCAGGAGATTCACAAAGAGATTCAAGGGCTCTCTTATTCGAAACATAAAAAAAAGCTCTATAAAGTACTTAAAAGTAGACTTATAAAAGCTAAAAAAGCAAAGGTGGAGATAGAGGAGTATATCAGCAGCATAGATGATAGCTACGTGAGGTATATCTTTGAAAAGAGGTACATAGACGGCTATAGCTGGCAGAAGATAAGTAGAGAGCTTGGAAGTCCTCACGAAAGTTACGCTCGAAAGATACATGATAGATATTTAAATTTAAAATAATTATGTCATTTTTAATTTTGGGCGATTTGGGCGAAATTTCTATGCTAATATATAAATTGAAGTAGTAAAACTTTTTTTCCTTCTTATACATCTTATGAAAGAGCAGCCGAGGGCTGCTTTTTTAATGGTTACTCATATTTTGAGGGGGCAGTGCTACAAGTCAAGATATTGCACACAGGGGCGGGATAATAGACTTGTTTATTTTAAAAGGGGTGATGGTATGGCTTTGACAATTAAACAGAAACAGGTTGCCGACGACTATATTATCACAGGCAACAAAACAGAAAGTTACTTAAAATTTTATAAAAATGTTAAAAACAGAGAGACGGCAAGAGCAAATTCATGCCGTCTTTTTGCTACTCAGGACATGAAAGACTATATCGAAGAGCGAATGAAAGAGCTTGACGAAGAACTTATAGCTGACCAAAGAGAAGTACTTAGATATTTAACATCAGTAGTTAGAGGGCAAGAAACTCAACAAACACTTATAGGAGTTGGAAAATGTGCTCAAAAGATTACAAATATTGAGCTCAATGCTTCAGATAAAATTAAAGCTGCAGAGCTTATAGGAAAAAGGTTTGGTATGTGGACCGATAAAGTAGAACTCGAATCAAATGATAAAGTGGTGATCATCGATGACACAGATTAAGTTATCCACAGTCTTCACTGAAAGTTTTATCCCTGTGCATAAAGAAATTAAAAAAAGTAAATTTTTAAAGTATGTACTCAAGGGGGGGTAGAGCCTCAGGGAAATCATCTTTTATAGCCCAAGAAATAATCCTAGATATTATTAAATATCCGATCACTGTTTTATGCGTGAGGAAGGTAGGAAATACACTTCAGGAATCATGTTACGAGCAGATTAAAGAAGCTATTGACCAATTAAACTTAGGTGAATACTTTAAACTCAATATAAGTCCTCTGAAGATTACATACACTCCAAGAGGAAATTCAATCATATTTAGAGGGGCAGATGATCCTGCGAAGATTAAATCCATTAAAATGGCTAAGTATCCTATAGCTAGGCTATGGATTGAGGAGCTTGCAGAATTTAAGACTGAAGATGAAGTCTCTATGATTGAGAACTCTATCTTACGTGGAGAACTTGAAGATGGACTGGAATATAAGTTTTATTACACATACAATCCACCGAAAAGAAAGCAATCATGGGTCAATAAGAGGTACGAGACAACATTCTTAGCTGAGAATACTTTTGTACATCACTCAACATACTTAGATAATCCATATATCTCTCAAGCCTTTAAAAATGAAGCCGAGCATATAAAAAATACTAAACCTTTGAAATATCGGTGGGAATATCTTGGTGAGCCTATAGGTTCAGGTGTAGTGCCTTTTGATAATTTAGTATTCAGGGAGATATCTACAAAGGAACTTTTAAACTTTGACAATATAAGACAAGGCATTGACTGGGGTTATGCTAATGATCCTTTTGCCTTTATTAGGCTACATTATGACAAAACTAGAAGAAGGATCTACATCTTTGATGAACTATATAGAGTGAAGCTATCAAATAGAGAAGCGGCGGCAAAGATTAAAGCAAATGGTTGGAATGATTGTAAAATCATAGCCGACTCTGCAGAGCCGAAGTCAATCGACGAAATGTGGGAGTATGGATTAAAGATTTATGGTGCAAATAAGAGACCAGGGTCAGTCGAGTATGGAGAAAAGTGGCTAGATGACGTAGAAGAAATCATCATAGATCCGAAGAGATGCCCGAACACTGCTAAGGAATTTGAAAATATTGATTATGCAGTCGATAAAGACGGCAATCCGAAGAATAAACTGGAAGATAAAGACAATCACGCGATAGATGCCACAAGGTACAGCCTATCTGAAGATATGAGAGGCTCACTTATTGGCTTTTAGGAGGTGAACATTTGAATTTAGAAGAATTAAAAATTGACGATCTCACGAAATATGTCGAGATCAAAATATCAGAATTTGAAGAAAAGAAAATAAAGATGCAGGCAGGGATTGACTATTATCATTATAGACATGCAATAGACGAGAAAAAGAGAGCTATACTTGGTCAAAATGGAAAAATCATCTCCATGAGAAATTTACCGAACACGATAATCAAAGATAATCAGTATTCTAGATCCTTGGACCAAAAGAGAAACTATGTACTTTCAAGAAAGCCGAATATAAATTCAAAGAATAAAGAAGCGGTGAAGTACTTAGATGATTTTGTAGATAAGAGATTTATGAGAACTTTGAATAGAATTGCTATAGACTCATATAACACCTCTATAGGCTGGATGTACTTATCCACGGATGGTAAAGATATCAAGTATAAGAGACTGGATCCAATGACAGTGATCCCTGAATGGTCAGATGATAACCATGAGTCATTAGATGCAGTGATTAGAGTGGTAACAGAAACAGAATTTGAAAATGGCAAACTTGAAGTTAAAACTTATGTTTATCTTTATACTTTAAACTTTATAAAAGTCTTTGATTACAAAGACGGAAGACTCAAGTATTTAAAAGATGAACAATATCTCGAAAAAGACGGCACTATGTACAGCTATAAAAAGCTGCCTTTCGTATATTTTAAGCAGCCTAATGAGATCACTCTATTAGAAAGAGTTAGATGTCTACAAGATGCACTTAACCTGCTACTATCTAACTATGCTGACAACTTGTTTGAAAATCCTATGAACTCAATCCTTGTACTTAAGAACTATGAGGGTGAAGATTTGGCGGAATTTAGAGAAAAACTGGCACAGTATTCAGCAATTAAGGTCAGGACCGCTGATGGATCTCAAGGCGGTGTAGATACACTTGAAGTTACAGTCAATGCAGAAAACTACAAAGTTATTATAGAGCTAATTAAAAAAGCTATTGCTCACAATGCAAGATCCTTATACTTGGATAATGATAGAACTAGTAATGCTCCGAATACTTTAAACATCAAGGCAATGTACTCAGATATGGAACTGGATGCCAATGATTTAGAATTGGAGTTTGCGGCTTCTTTTGAATATTTATTCTCTTGGATATCTGAGATTATAAGTATTGATTTCTCTGATGTAAATGTAAACTTTAAGAGGTCAATCATGGTAAATGATGAGTCTACTATCGACATGATTAGAGATTCAGTAGGAATTATTTCTGAAGAGACTTTAATTGCTGAACATCCATTTGTAGAAAATGTAAATGAAGAGATGAAGAGAATAGAAAAAGAAAAGGAAAAGAGCCTTGAATACTTTGATGATTATAAAGATCTAGGCGGTGAAGGACATGACCACCAATTATTGGGATCAGAGAATAGAAAGATTAAATAGAGAAGTCTTCCGAGACTCTGAAAGTTATGTAAGAGAACTTAGAAAGATCTATGACACCGAGACGGAAAAGATTCAAGATAGTATCTATTCACAGCTTTTAAAACTTCAAGAAGAAGCTGGAGAAATCTCACTGGCAGAGGCTAAGAAGCTATTAAATGACAGAGAAAAGAAGATCTTCAAAGACAGTCTCGATGACTTTATTAAGAAAGCTACTGGGAAAATCAATGTTGACACTGAAAGAGAATTAAACATCATTTCAAGAAGAGTCAGGATCTCACGACTTCAAGCTATGGAAGTAGAGCTTAAAAAGACAGTAGCAGGACTTATGAGCCGTGAAGAAAAAGGACTCTTTGCACACTTAGGCGGTACCTACGAGAAAAGATACTATAAAGAACTCTACGAACTTCAAAGGATTACAGGCTATAAGTCGGTGCAATCAGTCAATAAAAGCGAGTTAAATACGCTTATAAAAAATCCATGGACTAGTGACGGACAAGAATTTTCAGAGAGAATCTGGGGTAGAGGTGAAAAGCTCACTACATCCCTAAGAGACAATTTAATCCGAGACATAGCTAGAGGAAATAGTCCAAAAGAATCAGCAAGAAATATTCAAAGGCTATTCGATGTATCAAAGGCTTCAGCTTCAAGGCTAGTCTTCACAGAAACTGCGGCGGTTAATGCTAAAGCTACTCAAGATTCCTATGAGAAGCTAGGAGTCAAGCAGTATCAGATACTAGCTACACTGGATTTAAAGACTAGTGACATATGTAGGAGCATGGACTCTAAAATCTTTGACTATAAAGACTACAGAATAGGTATCACTGCTCCACCATTCCATCCGAACTGTAGAAGCGATACAGTGCCATATTTTGGTGATGAATTTGAAAAAGAAATTGACCAAGGTATAGGAAGAATGGCAAGGGATCCAGAGAGTGGGGAAAGTGAACCTGTGGAAAACTTAACCTATGAAGATTGGCATAAAAAGTATGTAGAAGGGCTTCCGATTGATAGCGAAAAGAGTAACATTCCTAGTGAGACTGTAGAACCACCACAAAAATACACTAAGGCAGAAACTGACGATGCACTTGACTACTATGTATCTGGCGATGGTATGTGGATAAATAACTACCTTAGAGGACGATCTCCAGATATCGTATTTACTGAAGATGATAAAATTTATCTTGAGCGGCTAGACCAAGCAACTACATTACAAAATGTAAAAGAAAAAACACTATATAGATCTGTGGATGTATCCGCGATTATAGGAGATATAAGCGATTTCGATTATGATGATTTAAGAGGTGCTTATTTCTACGGAGATGATTCAAAGCGTGCTAAAGAGATTATGGAAAAGTATCTAAAAAACATACAAGGCAAAGAAATAGTAGACAAAGGGTTCCTTTCTACAACAAAAAGTAAAGATATAGCCTTGGAATTTCAAGGATTTACAGGAAGTTCAAAGTCTTGCGTAATAGAGTTTAATGTACCCGATGGAATTAAGGGTGTAGATTTAAAAGATTTTGATATTGCTGATTCAGAACAAAGAGAGGTACTGCTTGCGAGAGGTCAAAAGTTTGTAATCAAAGAAATGACTCAAGAACAAGGACAATTTTATTTTAAAGCTGATTTAATTCTCAATAATGGGTATAATGTAAACGAAGAAATTGAGCTTCCTAAACTTAAAAAAGTATTTAAAGAAGACGACTACAAAGAATTTAAAAAGATAATATCTGAAAACACAAATGAAGATATACAGAAACTTTATAAAAAGTATGGAGATGAAATTAATCACGTATATATATCTGACAAGGGATGTTATAATAGTGCAAGAAATGAGTTGTCAATAAGCATTAATAGTGAGGAAGAAGTTAAATCTGGAATAAATAAATTTTCGACTGTTGCTCATGAATATGGACACTCATTTGATCACAACGCAACATCTGACCTAACTCACACTGATCTTAAAAAAATTAGAGAAGTGATTCCTGAATCGTTAGCTCCTGCGAAAGACTTATTAAGTTCCTCTGATGAATTTATGCAAGCTATACGAGAAGATAAAGCGAATTTAAAATCAATAGGCTTTAAAAAACTGGTAGAAGAGTTGAGAGATGAAGAAGCCTCTAAAGGAATACAAGATGCAATTGATGGAATGTTTGAGGGCTCTAAATATAGAATTAGCTGGGGTCATGGCGAAAAATACTATAACAGAAAATATAACAAGATAAAATATTATGCAGATCTTTATGGAGAAGATTATGATAAAATATTAATGGATGCTTTTAAAGAGTTAGGGTACAAAATAAAAGCAAAAAAAGATATGAAGTCTTTAATCAGGGATTACGAAACTGCGAGTGAAGCATGGGCAAATATCATGAGTGCTGTTACCTGTGGTGGAAGCGAACTAGAATTTGCTGAAAAGTATTTGCCGAAGAGTTTAGAGGCTCTTCTAAAGATAATCAAAGGGGTGAATTAAAATGGCAGATGACTTAACTGCTTTAAGAACTAAATATTTAGAAAAATTTGATGATTATTTTCCAAACATAGGAATATCTAAAGAATATGAAAAAGAGATCATAGTAAACTGCCTATCAAAAGGAAAAGATGCGTATGAGCTAGGTTACTTTAATTTAGAAGATGATTACTAAAAAAGCACACTGACAGATGATGTTAGAGGTGCTTTTTTATTGTATGAAAAATTAAAAAAACACTAAAATTGCATTTAATCGTGAGAAAATCGTGAGTAAAAGTTAAAAAACGTTAAAATTACACAATTAATCGTGAGTTAATCGCGAGAACATGGATCTAAGGCGACTGTAAAAGTCGTCTTTTATATTGTCCCGAAATGACGTAAAACTTGGTCGGACAAGTCTATGAAAAAGACGTAAAAAATCGTAGTTTAGGAGGACGAAATGAAGAGAGAATTTTTAGAAAACTTAGGACTTGAAAAAGAAGTGATCGACAAGATCATGGACGAGAATGGCAAAGACATCAACGCTGAAAAAGCTAAAGCTACTGCGAAAGATGACGAAATCAAGGCTTTAAAAGAGCAGGTAGAATCAGCTAACAAGGAAATCAAATCATACAAAGACATGAACATTGAGGAAATCCAAAAATCTGTAGAAACTTGGAAAACTACTGCAAAAGAACATGAAAAAGCCTATCAAAATCTTAAAAATGATACAGCTTTAAAAGATGCAGTAAGAGCCTATGAATCAGTGGATGAAGATGTACTGCTTAAACTTCTTGATAAAGAGAGTCTTAAATTTTCTGACGATGGCATAACTGGACTTAAAGAGCAAATGGAATCACTAAAGGAATCTAAACCTTATTTATTTAAGGCTGAAGACAACAATCCTGAGGATCCAAGATTTAATGTTCACACACCGCCCGATAATAATGGCGGAGGAACAAGTCCAATGGCTGAAACAATATCAAATATTTTCAATGAATAAAGGAGATAGAAAATGACAATAAACACTATAGAATATGCAAAATTAATGATGAAGCAGCTTGATCAACATGCAGTGCATGGTTTGACTTCAGGCTGGATGGAAGCAAACGCAGGGCAAGTTATTTATAACGGTGGGGATGAAGTTAAAATCCCTACAATGTCAACTGTAGGACTAGCTAACTATGATAGAGATGCTGGATTTGTACAAGGCGGAGTTACTCTAAAATACGATACTTACAAAATGACTCAAGATAGAGGTAGAACATTTCAACTTGACTCAATGGATGTAGATGAATCTGGATTTGTGGCAACATCAGCAAACTTAATTAAAGTATTCCAAACTGAACAGGTTATACCTGAAATCGATGCGTATAGATACTCAAAGATAGCAGCAATTGCAAAGACAGCAGGACAAACTGAAGCTATTGCTTTAACCGCTGACAATGCACTAGACAAAATTAGAGAACATATAAGAGCAGTGCAAGATATAGTAGGAGAAGACGTACCTCTAGTACTTACAATGTCTTCTATAACTAGAGCTCTTATTGAAGGATCTACAAAGATTGGTAAGTCTATCAACGTAGCCGACTTCAAACAAGGTGCTTTAAACTTCAAAGTTAAAACGCTTGATGAATGCCCAATTAGAATTGCTCCATCTGCTAGACTTAAAACTCTTTACAATATTCAAGATGGTAAAACTGGCGGACAAGAAGCAGGCGGACTTAAGGCAGCGGCTGAAGCTAAGGACATCAACTGGATCATCACTCCTCAAAATGTACCAATAGGAATCAGTAAGACTGACAAGCTAAGAGTCTTCACACCTGACGTGAACCAAAAAGCGGATGCTTGGAAGATTGACTTCAGAAAGTATCACGATTTATGGATTAAGAAGCAAAAAGAAAATCAAATCTTCGTATGCACTAACGCTTAAGAGGTGATTTCATGAGATTATTACTAGATAACCTCTTTTATACCACTAATGATCCAAACAGGATTGAGGAGCTCCAAAGTCTTGGAGCCCTCGTAGTTAGTGGCGGCAAAGAGGAAGTAAAAGATGAATTAAAGATAGATGATAACTCAAATTTAAAGAATCTTAAAGTAGAAGAGCTTGAAAAGCTATGTGACGAAAAAGGCTTAGATAGAGGAAAAGCAAAGACAAAGGCTGAACTTATAGAGCTTTTAAAGTAGGTGATTTGATGTTTAAAGACTTAGTGCCTTTAGATCCTTTCTTTGCTTGTATATATGCCGATGACATACTTGAGAGCTTAAAAGAATCAGGATTTAAAGAGATTGACACTAGTATCAAAATCATAGCAGCTAGAGAAACTATGAGGCTGAAGAATTTCTGCAACATAGAATTGATACCGCCTAGGATCTACTATATCTTGTATGAGATGATAATAGCTGCATATTTAGATAGTATGTATAAAAGCGGTAAATTGCCTGATAAATTTAACTTTGATGGCATAGCTGGCAAAATTCAACTAGGAGATACTTCAGTAGAGCTATCAAGTGAACCTGGCATCAACGATATGAGCGAAAGAAAACTTCTATCTTGGCTATCTACAATCGAGGAATCCTGGAGAAAAGAGGCTATAACATGCAGAAAACTACAGTGGTAGAAGCCTATAGAAAGGCAATTGAATCTCTTTATACTGGTAAATGCTCAGTGACAGTCAGAGAGACTGCAAAAGACCAAGTGACCAAGGTATCAGGACTTAAAGAAGTGACTAAATTTGAAGATATACCTTGCAGGTTATCTTTTTCGAGTGGCAAAAACACTGATGAAGAATTTACCACATCAAGTGAGAGCACTTTTACTCTATTTGTAGCTCCTGAAATTGATATACCTTTAAACTCCAAGATAAAAGTTACTCAAAATAACTATGAATTTAATATTCAAAACACCAAGCTTAAGTCTTATGCTTCTCACAATGAGTACTTATGCGTAGAGTTCACGAGGTGGGCATAGTATGAGTATTAGGATTGACATGTCAAAGTTAGAAGACTTTGAAAAGTCTCTGGGAGAATTTAAAGACACTCTAGGCAATGTCATGGAAGAAGCAATCAAAGAGATAGCTTTAAGAGAGCTTAGATCCGTGAAGAAGTTGACACCTGTAGACACAGGGACTTTAAGAAGAAGTTGGTATGTGGGGGATATTAAGAGAAAAGGCTTAGAGGTAGAGGTCACCATATACAATAATACCAACTATGGAAATTATGTAGAATTTGGGCATAGAACAAGAGATCATAAAAAATGGGTGCCTGGAAAATTTATGCTGACTATATCAGAAAAACAGATTGAAAAAGAGATAGAAAAGATAGTGGATAGGCACTTAGAGGAGGCTTTTAAAGGACTATGATTCAACTACTAGATGCAGTGATTAAAAGAGTGGATGAGCTTTTCCCTTATACCAATATCTATATAAGAGATGTGCCTCAAGGACTAGTAGAGCCTTGCTTCTTCATAACCATAGTAAATACTGACGTGAAGGTGGACTTCATGAAGAGGTATAGAGTAGATAGTTTGGTCAATATAGTCTACTTAGATCAGAGAGCGGATGCCTTTTTGAAAGAAGAGATAGAACAAAAGCTACTCTATGGCACGAGAAATATAAGGCTTGAAAGTGGCGGTGTATATGGATTTGAACCTAACTCAAAAACTGGAGACACAGAGGTAAATTTCACTATAAACTATAGGTATCACACCAAGGAAGAAATTCCTAAGGATCCTTTTATGATGGTGGAAAATATCATACACTACACCGAAGAAAAACCTTATAGAAATGCTACTAAAAAGGTCAATCCTGGTATGTGGGAATTAAAGAAATAAACGGAGGTAAAAATGGCAGAAAAGAAGACTCAATCAGATAAGTACACTAAAGAAGCGATACTGAAATCTGAAAAATTGAGATGGAATAGAGATGTGCTATCAGTACTGCTAGAAAGTGGCAAAGAGTACACACTAGACGAGGTAGAAAAGATAGTACAAGATTTTAATAAAAGGGAGGTTAAATAATGGCATATGGTGCTTTAGGTGGGGGAACTTTTTTAACACAGAATAAAGTTTTACCTGGATCTTATATAAACTATATTTCAGTACCAAGGGCAACCAACTTCTTCTCAGATAGAGGCTATGCAACTATCGGACTAGAGCTAGATTGGGGTGCTACTGGTGAAATTATAACAATAGAGCCTGCAGAGCTTCAAAATGAGTCACTAGAGCTGTTAGGCTATGACTATGCTCATGAAAAGATGAAGCCTTTAAGAGATCTTATGCAGGGAGCAAAAACTTTATACCTTTATAGGCTAAATGACAATGGCGGCTCTGAAGCTAAGGCTACAATAGGTAGTCTAACAGCTACAGCTAAATATAAGGGTGTAAGAGGAAATGATATTCAAATTATCATCGAAAAAGACGTGGACGTGGATAAAGGCTACATCGTCACTACTAAATTTGGTAAAACTACAGTATGTGAGCAGCGTGCAACCAAAGGAAGCGACCTAAAGGACAATCCTGTGGTAGCATTTAATGCTTCAGATGAAGAACTTACTACAACTGCTGGGTTGAAACTTACTGGTGGTGAAAATGGTACTACTCTAGCTGAGTCACATTCAAGATACCTTGAAGAGATAGAAAAATACGACTTCAATGTAATTGGATATGCAGGGGTAGATCCTACAATCAAACTTCTATATAAGGAATTTATGAGAAGAATGAGAGAAGACGAAGGGGTTAAATTCCAACTAGTTGTATACAATATGGAAACAGCAAAGGCAAACCATAAAGGCTTAATTAATGTTAAGAACTCTGTAACCGATGTAGAAAATGAAGCCTCTGCAGTCTACTGGGTAACTGGTCAAGAAGCAGGCTGTCCTATAAATAGATCTTTGACCAATAAGCTATATGGCGGAGAATACAAAATTAATACAAAGTATAAGAAGAGAGAGGCTGAACAAGCTATTAAGAGCGGATACTTCTTCTTCTATGAAAGAAATAAGGAAGTAAGGGTACTTGAAGACATCAACTCTTTCACAGAATTTACTTTGTATCAAAATGTAGACTTCTCAAAGAACCAAGTCATAAGAGTCCTCGATCAAAGAGCAAAAGATATAGCTATAATTTTCAATAAGTACTACTTAGGTAAGGTGCAAAATAACGAAGATGGCAGAATTGGATTCTGGAATGAACTGGTAAAACATGCCGAAACATTATCCGATTTAGGAGCTATAGAAGATTATGACTCTAAAGACTCAACAGTGGAAAAAGGTCATGAAAAAGATACAATCATAGTCCATGACTACTTAATGCCTGTTATGGCTATGCAAAAACTTTATATGACAATTTTAGTTAGATAGAACTCAAAGGCAATCTTTAAGATTGTCTTTTTTAATTGAAAAGGAGAAAAAAATGGTGGATAAAAATCAAGCTATAATGCACGCAAGAGAACCGATACACGGTGCCGAAGGTGCAGCCTACGTCACTATTGAAGGTAGCAGATATTTACTTTTCCAACTTAAAGACTTTGAAGGAACTTGGGAAAAAGGAAAATCAGAGATCCCTAGACTAGGTACAAGAATTAAAGGAAATAGATCCAACACAGTAACTGGAAAATGGAGTGCAACTTGCTACTACAATACTGATATTTTCAGAAAGTTAATGATGACCTACGTCAAAGACCATAGAGATATTTATTTCGATGTACAAATCACTAACGACGATCCAAACTCAAACGCTGGTAGACACACTGTAATCTTCAGAGACTGTAATATCGATGGATCAGTGATGGCAAAGATCGATATAACTTCAGATACTTTGGAAGAAAAGCTATCAGGTACTTTCGAAGACTGCGATATGCCTGAAGAATTTAATATCTTAGAAGGGATGATTTAATGAGTTTAACAGCTTTTTTAAAAGAAAACGTGGCAAATGCCTACGAGGAAGTAGAGTTTATAGTATCAGATAGATTTAAAGATGAAGATGGGAATCCAATTGCATGGAAATTAAGGGCAATGTCTCCAGACAATGCCCTTTTGGCTACTGATAAGTCAACAATAGTAAAAGGCAAGAAAGGCGGCTTTAATACTAACATATACTTTAAAAGTGTAGTAGCTGAGAGTGTAGTTTACCCTAATTTAAGGGATAAAGAGCTCCAAGATTCATACGGAGTTATGGATCCTGGTCAACTTTTAAATAAAATGCTTAACTCAGCAGAATTTAACAGGCTTCTAGAAAAATGCTTGGATATAAACGGCTTAAACAAGAACTTTAACGATTTAAAAAATGAAGTAAAAAACTAATCAGGGAGGACTTAGAAACCTCCCTGGCATACTATGTTTTTGTTTGTAGTAAATTTCAAATAAGACCTGAGGAATTTATACAACTAGATGAAGCTACTCAAGCTATGTATGTGGCAATGCTTGAAAAGTATGCTGAAGACACTAAAACAAAGTAGGGGGTGAGAAATTGGGAGTTTTAGAAAGTACTATAATTTTAAAAAATCAAATGTCAGGAGTTTTAAATAGTATTGTAGACAGTATGAATATGGTGATCTCTGCTGCTTATGATGTCGAAACGGCTGGGAAAAAGGCTTTTAATCCTGCAACACTAAATGGAGCAAAAAGCAAACTTGCTGAAGTTCAAGCTACTATAAATAAAAACGCTGAAGAACAAGAAAAATTTAATAGAAAACTACAAGAAGGATCCTCTGCTGCTAACAAAATGGCAGGAATGATTAAAAAAGCCTTGGTAACATACGCTTCTTTTAGAAGTGTTAAGGCTTTTGTAGGCTTATCAGATGAAATGACACAGATTAAGGCTAGACTAGATGCTATAAACGATGGTCATCAAACTACACTAGAGCTTCAAGAAATGATATATAAATCTGCTCAAAGGGCTAGAGGAGAATATAAGATGACTATGGATATAGTCTCTAAACTTGGAGCACAGGCTAAAGATGCCTTTGCAAGCAATGAAGAAACTATAGCATTTGCCGAAAATCTAAATAAACTATTTACAATTTCTGGTACCTCTGCTCAAGGGGTTGAGTCAGTCATGTATAACTTAACTCAAGCAATGGCTTCTGGAGTCTTAAGGGGTCAAGACTTAAACGCTGTAATGGCAAACACACCTCAACTTCTAAGAATAGTATCAGAATATATGGGTGAGCCTATAGGCAAAATAAGGAAATTGGCGGAAGAAGGCAAACTATCTGCAGATGTTATTAAAAATGCACTTTTAGGTGCAAGCAAGGAAATAAACGAAGAATTTGAGAACATGCCTATGACTTTTGGGCAGATAGCAGTATCAATGAAAAATAGATTCTTAAAAAACATTGAGCCTGCTTTAAATAGGCTTAATGACTTTGCAAACTCAAAAGCCTTTCAAGAATTTTCTGATAGAGCTTTATTTTATCTGGGAGAAGTAACAAAAGGGATCTTTACAGCAACAGAGATAGCAGTTAAAGGGATGAATTTTATATCCGACAATCTATGGCTAATAGAACCTGCAGCAGTTGCAGCAGCGGCTGGATTTACTGCATATACAGTAGCAACTACTGCTGCGAAGTTGGCAACTATGGAGCTTAATCTGGCTATGCTTAAGAGCCCTATGTTTCTAATACCTGCAATTATAACTCTAATAGTAGCAGCCTATTTAAAATGGGCAAATTCTGTAGGCGGCGTAGGTGTAGCTCACTTAATAGTTGTAAATGCTATAAAAAACTACATGGCTAGCTTAATCATAAATACTAGAAATGATATCAGCGATATGATTTACCAATGGCAAATGTATAAAGTCGGCATAGCGAGAATGAAAAATGGAGTGCTAGACCACTTAGACAACATGAGGATTAAAGGCTTGACTATCCTTGAAAACATGGTCAACGGAGCTATAGGTTTAATAAACAAGCTTATAGATTTAGTTAATAAAATACCTGGTGTAGGGATAGAAACTATAGATCAAGTCTCTATGGTAGCGGGTGCTAAGGCTGAGGCTGCTAGAAAAAAGGCGGAGAGAGATCAAAACTTAGAAATGGTAGTAGACCAAGTCGAAAGAGACAAGGCACTAAGAGATTCCGAGACCAAGAAGATAGCCTTTAAGTATGAGAGCGAGAAATTCCAAAGAGAACGCGAAATTGCAAAGAAACAAGCTGAAAAACTCAATGCTGAAAAAACTGAAGACAAGATCCCTAAATTTGATATACCTAAATATGCAGAATTACCTGGCATAGCAAGCGATATTGGAGATCTGAAGAAATCTGCAGCAGGTACAAAAGAAAACACTGAAAAGTTAAAAGACGGCTTAGAGGTCAAAAATGAGGATATATCCTATCTAAAAGACCTTATGGAACGAAGAGCGATTCAAAACTTTAGCTTTGACAAACTAGAAGTGATTGCTAATAACAACTTTGGTGATGTGCACGAAACCGCCGATCTTGATGGCTGGATGGAAGGATTAACTGACAAGCTCACTGAAGCTGTAGAAATGACAATGGGAGGAATACCGCAATATGAATAAAGGATATGACTTTTATATTGATAATTTACTACTCCCAATAACACCAAAGAAAATAAACACCAAGATTAAGAATAAAAACAAGGTTGTAACTCTTCTAAATGGAGAAGAGTTGAACCTTTTAAAAAAACCTGGACTTACGGAGTTTGACTTTGAGTTTAGAGTACCATCTGAAGATTTCCCTGCAGTCAAAAGATACGTAAGTCCTCAAACTGTGCTAAATAAACTTGAAGATCTAAAGGTCAAAAAGAAATCTTTTCAATTCATAATTCTTAGAAGTCAGTACCAAGAAAATCTTAAAAACTCCATCAATAAGTCGGTAACTTTAGAAGACTACGAAATTATTGAAGATGCTGAGAATGGTGCTGATTTAATTATTTCTATAAGTTTAAAGCAGTATTTACCACTTAAAACCAAGATTATAAATACTAATGCGGACAAGTCTAAGTCAATCACTGTCTCTGAGGGAAATGTGCCAATGAATAAGGGAAAACCTGATGGCAGCCTTGCTTCAAAGGTAGTACATGGAGCCTTTAATGGAGTTAGTGCTTTTTTAGATGCTGTCTTTGGCGGTGGTAAAAATGCGAGATAGATTTAAAGTCATCATTGATAATAGAGGTAAAGTCCAAGAGGCTATGATTGAGGGCACTGTCCAGGTGATGTGGTCAAGAGATGGATCACCTGGACAGATGACCTGCAACATCGTAAAAGATGAGAACCTAGACTATCAAGAGGGAAATCCAATAGCTTTTTATGTAGATGGCAAAGTCTTTTTTTATGGATATGTCTTCTCTAAGTCAAGGACTGGAGAACAAATTATAACTACTACTTGCTACGATCAGCTTAGGTACTTAAAGAACAAGGCTACTTATCAATATAAAGATTGGACCTATTCAGAGCTTCTAACTAATATCTGCAGAGATAGAAATCTTCAGATAGGAGAAGTAGAGGACACTAAATTCAAAATACCTGGAAGAATTGAAGAAAATAAAGAATTTTGGGAGATTTTAAGATTTGCAAGTGATATGACTACGGCAAACACTGGTAAACTCTATACGCTCTTTGACAAGGGTGGAAAAATCTGTCTTAAGTCTATAGAAAGTATGAAGACCAAAGATGTTATCGATTATGACTGCACAGAGGATTTCAACTACGAAACCTCTATCAACTCTAATACCTATAATCGGGTCCACTTAAAACTTTTAGACGACAATAAAAAAGAAATCAAGTCAGCTACTGCAGAGGACACCAAGGCTATCGAAAAATGGGGGCTTCTTTCATACTCAGCTACTACAAATAATGAAGAGTTGGATATAGATGCAAAGGCTAAGGAACTTTTAAAAGTCTTAAATAAGAAACATAGAAAATTAAGGCTAAAAAACATAGTCGGAAGACTCGATGTAAGAGCAGGATCCCTAGTACCTGTACAGATGATGGCTATTGGTGACATTGATATCAACTCTTTAATGCTAGTGCAGAGCGTGACTCACAAATTTCAGGAGGAACATCACTTTATGGATTTAGAAGTATATAACAAAGACATTAGTCCTGAGGTAGCTCCACAAAGTTTACCTCAAAAACAAAAGAGTGGATCTGCGGATATTTCTTCACCTGGAGGCTCAGATGGCGGAAATAGCAGCATGACTGAAGCTGCTAAGAAATATCTAGGAGTTAAGTATGTATGGGGCGGTGAATCGATGAGTGAGGGCGGTGTAGACTGCACTGGCTTAGTAATTAGATCACTTAGAGATATGGGAGTCAATATGCCGAGATTCACATCAAGTACACTGGCTTCAAATCCAAAAGCTTATGGCTTCGTGGAAATACCTATCAATCAGGCTGAGCCTGGAGATGTACTTTGGCATAAAGGGCACGTGGCTATGAAGTATGACGATACTAACGTCATAGAGGCGGCTTTTTCAAAGAAAAAAGTAGTAATTCAAAGTCAATCTAAGAGACCTAAGAAGTTCACTAGAGCTTTCAGATATAAGGGGTGATTGAGTGAGTGATGTAAATGTTTTAAATTTAAAAAGGGCTGTTACTAAGATAGCGGCTAATTATTGCGAAACTTTAAAGATCCCTACAATCGTCCATGCAAAATTAGAAACACTAGAGCCTTTGACTTTTAAAAGAGATGATGACATAGAGCTTAAAGAAGAGTTTTTGGTAGTGCCTAAATATAGAAAATTTACTGCCGAAGAAATCGGGCACTACTTTGTCTTTCAATCTAACTCAGAAGGTCAAGTATGGTACTACTTGTATGAGGCTTCAAGTCCTCAAGGATCTAACGGGGTTGATTATTATTTTGATGGTACTCACAAATTAAAGGGCAATATCACCTGCGAGATTCATGGCACATGTCCTCATGGTGCAGTAGTAGTAACCAACGGCACTGTGGAGCTCTTTGAGGGAGATATCATTGAGATTAAACATGACAAGGGGATAAAGAAATGATACCTGAACAAAACGAAATCAACTTAGCTATGCAAGAAAGCATAGATGAAGAAATATCACCTACTAAAACCTATAGGATGCACGTCAACTCCGAGAGAATTTACGGGAATATTGACGATGTAGAAGCTTTAAAACAGATGATCTATAAAAATCTAAATACTGAGTATGGTGTGCACATCATCTATCCTACTTTTGGTATGCCTCTTCAGGATCTATTTGGTCAACCTAAAAATTATGTTTATGTAGAACTTACTAGAAGAATTGAAGAGTGCTTAATTAAAGATGATAGAGTGCTTTCAGTGACCGACTTCAACTATTTAAAAGATAGATCACTGAGAGACGAGCTTAGTATGTCATTCATAGTAAATTCAGTGTATGGAGAAATTGAAATTGAAAATACTTGGAAATTTGACTACGACAACGTGAACTAGGGGGTGAAAAATGGCTAAAAAAGAATATAAACCTCAGTTTGAAGAATTTTCAGCGGACTTTCTTCTTGAAAGGATGCTGTCTAGGGTAGACAACACTAGGGATAAAAGAGAGGGTTCAATAATCTACGATGCCCAAGCTCCTGCTGCGGTAGAATTTTCTCTCGTATATATGACCTTGGACTGGATCCTTAAAAATATGTATGGTGACACTGCGGATAGAGAGGGACTCAAGGCGGTAGCGAAAGATAGAGCGATGGAGCCTTTTCCTGCGACTCAGGCAATAGTTAAGGGTGAATTTAATATTGCTTTGCCTATAAATGCGAGATTTAACTTTGATGATCTAAACTATATGGCAATAAAATTCATAGAAGAAAATCAAGGTAAGTTTTACTATGAGCTAATTTGCGAAGAGTATGGAGAAAAAGGCAATGTCCCTTATGGAAAATTAATTCCGATAGATAATATAAACGGATTAAACCACGCTTTTATAGTGAGTGTAATTAAACCTGGTGAAGAAGAGGAAGACACTGAAGACTTTAGAAACAGATACTACAGAAACATTAATACCAACGCTTATGGCGGAAATATAGACCAATACCTGGACTGGTGCCACGCAATAGAGGGTGTAGGCGGAGTGAAAGTCTATCCTGTGTGGAATGGCGGCGGCACTGTGAAGATCGTCTTCACTGACTCTAAATTTGATGTACCGAGCAAAGAGCTTATTGATAAAGTACAAGAAAAGCTGGATCCTGTGCCTAATCAACAAAAGGGGTACGGACTAGCTCCTATCGGTCACTTAGTAACTGTAGAGGGTGCAAATAAGGTAGAGGTTAAAGTATCTTTAAAAGTTACTTACAGAGACAATAACAAAATAGAAAGTATAGAAGAAAAGATTAAAAGTGTTTTAAATCCATACTTCTTACAGCTTAGAAAAGAGTGGGAAAATGAAAAATCGACAATAATCAGAGTATCTAAATTGGAATCTTTAATCCTAGATATAGACGGAGTAGTCGATGTATATGACACGAAACTTGAAGGCTTCGATAGAAATGGAGCTTTAAAAGAAAATGAGATCCCTGTGCTTAGTGTGGTGACAGTCAATGGATAAGAGAAGAGATATTGAAAAGCTATGGTACTTCGACACGAAAGAGGACTTCTCAGGCTCTGAGATAAGGCTTAGTAGAAATGTAGATCTAAAAGCCTATAATGACTTCGAGACCATAGCGAAATCTGCTGACTGGATTGACTGGAGCGACAGTGAGAGCCTTGAATTTGACTTTTTAACTAGAAGACTTTTAAAAACTTTTAACGACAAATTTATTTTAAGAGCTAGTGAGTATGGCATAGCTAGATATGAAAAAATCCTTGGCATATCACCTGATAAGAAAGAGTCACTAGAAGATAGAAGAAAAAGAGTTTATCTTCTTTGGAATAAGAAGATTATTTGGACTCATAGAACGCTGTTAGAATGGCTTAATATCAGAGTTGGAAAATCCAAGTACAGGCTAGAGCTTAAATATAATAAATATGAACTAGAGTTTGAGTTATTTGTCGGCAAAGAGTATGAAGAAAGCGGGCTATATGAGGAACTAAGAGGGATAGTACCTGCTAACTTGGGAATTTTCATCAAGTACGGCTTTGTATGCGGTGTAGATATAATCTCAAGATATGGCACTTATAACTATCCTGCCTTTTTATGTGGTGAACATCCTTGCGGTGATATTCCTTATGTATTTGCTGAGGCTCAAAGGTTAGTAAGTGACTTAAATGTTGAAGTTGGTAGCAATTATGGCAAAAACTATTATCCTACTGTCGGGAAAATTAAATCTGGAGATCTTGAGAATGGAGAAGTCACAGAGATAATATATGCAACCGACTTTGCAAGTGATAATATTTACAGTTTTGAAAGAGGTGAGTAAATGCTTAGCGAAAAGCTAATAAGTGATATATGCGGCTTTATTGAAAGCAAAGTTGCAAGTGCCGAGATGATAATTGACGGCAATAAAAGAAATATGGAGATTTTAAAAACTGAAATTTCAGGAAATATTTTAAAAATCTTCACAAATGCCTCTGAGGGAAAAGGAAGAGTGAGCGATATAGTGATCAAAGACAGTGAGGGAAATGTCATCATTTCAAAACCTGATAGTCTTTTAAAGTCTACAGGATATAGCCTCGTAGCTTCTTTTTATATAAGGGTGAAAGAAGTAGAAATCGATGACCCTATAAATATCTTTGACTTAGCTAAGGGGGTAAGAAATGAGTAAATTCACTTTAAGGGATTATTACAACTTAAAGAAAGACGAAGACAACAATAAATTCATAGAGAAATATAAAGACAAGCTCTTAAATGACGAACTAGGGCTTGTTTTTTGGTATGACAACATTTCTGAATTTGGTGATGTCAAGAAAGAAACGATTGTAAAAAATAACTCTGATGGTACTCAGTTGGTTAGACACGAAAGATTTGATGGAAATATATTCCAAGAAGGTACTTTTGTAAACGCTGAAAATTTAGGGAGGATGGAGTGGAATGACCTTATAAACTTCGTCAACATTAAAGCATTAAGAGAAATTGTATCAAGGCTTCAAATTCAAGTGGCTACACTTCTTGGCCAAGCTTCAAATAACATGTCATATAACGGATTTGTAGCTTCAGCTATGAAGATTAACGAGGATCTCGTAATCCTTGAAGGATGTTACGACGAGGTAAACGGAAGGGGTATCGTTTAATGGCTTTGCCTAAAATATGCGGTGGCTTTTTAAATGTCACTCAGAGGTGTAACTTAGCTTGTAAGTACTGCTTTGTGGTCCAACAGCCCAAAGAGATGACCTATAAGGTAGCGAAAGACTGTGCTGACTTCTACGCTAGAAATGCACTAGAAGAAAAGACTGTGCCAAACATAACCTTTTTTGGCGGTGAGCCTATGCTTCGATATGACGATATAGTTAAACCGCTTGTAGAGTATATAAGAAAAACATACGGAGATTATCACCTAGATATTACTACTAATGGCACTCTGCTAGATGAAGAAAAATTAAAATTCTTTAAAAAGAATGATGTAGGGATCCTTTTATCAATCGACGGAGATAGAAAAACTCAGGATTTGCTAAGGGTAAAGCATGATGGAAGCGGAAGCTTTGATGATGTCGATGTTAAGACTTATCTCAAATATAATCCTTATGGCACTTTTAGAGCTACTTTAGATCCAAGAAATGTGAGATATATGTTCGATAACTATATCTGGGCAAAAGATATAGGCTATAAAAGCTGCACTATGATTATAAATGTCTTTGCAACTTGGACCGAAGAAGATTATAGAGAACTTGCTAGAAACTTAAATAAAATTATGACATATATAGAAAATAATGATGGCTCAATCGAATTTACTGAAGTATCTAAATATAAAAGAGATCTTGAGCTTTTGGAATCTGGAGAAGCAGGAAATAAAAGAGTGCAACTCTGCAATACTGAGGGCTGCGGTAATTGTGGACTTGGTGCAGGTAGGTACGCTTCATGTGGTGCAAGCGGAAATCTTTATAGTTGTCAAGAAATGACTGAAAATTCCGACTGTGATGACTTCATAATCGGCAATATCTACGATGGAGTGGATGATGAAAAGAGATATGAAGTTATTTCAAGATATCATATTTCAAAGGTAGAAAGCTCTAAGGCTGGTAGATGTGAAAGCTGCAGCTTGAAGCAAGTTTGCAACGGCGGCTGCGTGATTAATAATTACTTTAAAAATGGAGATTTAAACGTCATGAGTGAGCCTCTATGCGTATATAGTGAAATGTGTTTTGAAAGCTATAAGAAATTAAAGAAAGGTAAGGTGAAATAATGGGATATTGCGATGGATGGGAAACATGTAGTGCTTGCCAAGGGGTAAGCTGCGAAGGCTACTGTCAGGAGTGCCAAAGTAATAAAGAAGAACGCTGTAGACATAGTTGTCAAACAACATGTGAGAGCAATTGCCAAGGATGTCAAGGATATTGCGAAAATGGCTGCCAAAGTTCATGTCAAAAAAATTGTGAATCTTCATGCGAGAAAAGCTGTCAATCTGGTGCAGAAAAGAACTCTGCTCCAAGTAGTCCTGGAGGAGTCAATCTTCCAAATCCAATAAGAAGTGAGAAATCCTTTAGTATATCTTGGGGGTATGCTAGTGATTCTGATGGAAATTTAAGTGGATACACCTTAGAAAGGTCTATCGACAACGGCAGCTATAGTCAAATTTATAACGGAAGCTCAACTTCTTACACTGACACAGTACCTAAAGGCACTAAGAGCGTAAGATACAGAGTAAGAGCCTACGACTCCTACAATTTAACTTCAGGATATACTTACTCTCAAATAGTAACAGTTGTGAATAACTCCGCTCCTATAATCTCTGGATCCAATTATGATTATGGAGCTGTAACAGAAAATTTCTCAATTAATTACATCGTCACCGATTCAGATGACGGAGATAGAGTAGAAGTTAAAATTACAGTTGATAATCAGATTATCCAAGATTTTACAGAAACATCATTAGGAATTAGAAAGACTATTGATGTAGATCTTACTAAGTATGAGCTTGGAAAACATAAGATAGAGATTATAGCTAGAGATAAAGAAGGTACAACCTATACTAGAACCTATACTTTTGAGAAGATAAACACCGCTCCTATAATAAGCGGTACTGACACCGATCTAGGGAATAAAAACTCTGCTTTTACAATCGTTTATACTGTCAAAGATCCTAATAATGACAAGGTCAACGTAATTGAGAAACTTAACGGCAAAATCTTAAAGAACATTACAAATATTGGTACTGGTGAGCAATCTATAACTGTTACTGCTGAAATGCTCTCTGAATTTGCGATCAATACAAGCAATGTAATAGAAATTGAAGCGAGAGATGCAAATAATGCTGTAAGTTATAGAAGATTTACCTTTGTTAGAAGTAACTTTGCTCCTATTATCAGCGGCACTGACACAGATTTAGGAGAAAAAGACAAAGAATTTACTTATATTTACTCAGTTACTGATGAAGAAAAAGACAAGATAAAGATTAAAGTCTTCTTAGACAATAGGCTCGTAGTGCCTGAGTTTGATGGAGTAGACAATAAAGAGTACAGATATGAGCTTAAAGGCTTTGACTTCTTAAAATTGACACTAGGTAAGCACACTCTGAAGATCGTGGCTACTGATAGCAATGGCTTGGTATCTACTAGGCTAGTATCTTTCACTAGAACTGCTGCAAGAGTCGTAATGCAACTTAAGGATCCAAGAGATACTGACGTAATGGCAAAGAAAGTCCTTGTTATTCCTGGCTGGTTCGTGGCTCCTGGAGCTACAGGCAAAGTAGAGGTTTGTAATAATGCTTATGATGCGGCTCCTACATGGGAAGATGCAACTGTGGTAACTAATGAGGGTAGAGCCTTTAACTTCTTAAACTCTTCTAAGACTGCTACAAAGTGGGGAGTAAATATAAGGCTAACGATTGAAAAAGGCAAATCCACAGTAACTAGCTATATAACTTCGATAGGAGGATCAGTAGAATGATAGAATTTTTACAAAAGCCTGTCTCAGAGATACAAGCAATTAGAGAGCTTGAGGCTTCAGGTGATTTAAAAAAACAAACTGAACATTTAGCAAATGTAATAGAAAGTAAAGCTGCAGATAGTAGCGAACTTGCAGTTGAGATGACCATGATGGTACAGCAGATGGCAATGGATCAAGCAAAGGCAATAACAGAACTTACAACAATGATGGTAAGTATGGGAGGTATGAAATAATGGCAACTGGATTTTTTAAAGAAGATAGTATTATCGTAAATGCGTGGGTAACCATGATTTTAAGTGGTGAAAGAATACTAGACGATGTGCCTGATATCTGGGATTTGAGGGCAGTCGTTAAAAAAGTGTTAGATCAAAGAAAGGGGGATAAATAATGTTAAAATTTGATAGAAATTCAATGGTAGTAAAAGCTTGGGTCACTATGGTTATGACTGGAGTCTATAAAATTGACCAAGTACCTGCTTTATTTGGTATAAGAGCAGCAGTTGAAGAAGTGATCAAAGAGCTTCAAGGAGTTTAAAATTGAAAATCTTAAAAGAAGGAAGATTCATTTTTAATTATGGCACTAAGGCTGAGCTTGAAGAGGAAAACTTAATCTTGCTTAAAGGGGAGCTTGCAATTGAAAATGATACACAGTTTATGAAAGTCGGAGATGGCAAAAGTCCATACTCCGACTTACCTTATTTAAATAGAGGTCCTATAGGACTCACTGGAGATAAAGGTGAAAAAGGTGATACTGGTACTAGTCTTAGTATCAATGGCACTGTAGCAGATGAAGCCTCACTTCCTAAGAATCCCAAAGATGGTGTAGGTTACATGGTACAAGGTGACCTGTATATTGCTAAAGATGGCAAATTTACCAATGTAGGCAGAATCAAAGGTCCTAAGGGTGATCAGGGAGAAATTGGACCACCAGGACCACTAGGACCTCCAGGTAAGACTGGCGAAAGAGGAAAAATTGGTCCACAAGGCTTTAAGGGTGAAAAGGGGGATCCTTTAAAGTATACAGATTTGACGGAGGCGCAGAAACAGGAACTAGCCACCAAGGTAGCCAAGGACGAACTACTAAAAGACTATGCAACTAAAAAAGACTTAGAAAGCATTGATGTTACGAGTCAATTAAGTGGATATGCAAAGAAAGAAGAAGTAGGAGTTAAAGTAGTGTGGATAACAAAAGCAGAACACAGAAAACTGGTAAGCAGCGGAACTGTTGAGCCTGAAACATTATACCTTGTTACTGAAAGATAGGTGGTTAAATGTTAGAAAACATTGAGAAAAATAATAAAATCATAAATCAAATGTATAAAGGTAAGGAGCTTGTTTGGCAATTACCTACTGTAATGATTAGCGAGGTTAACGTATACGCGGGCATACAAACTTTAGTTTTTACAACTTATCCTGCGAGATGTAATGTTACTGTTACGGTTAACGACAAGGAAGTCGCAAATGCTCAATCTTCATTTGATGGCAATTTCTCGTGTGGATTAGGCACTCCACTTCGAAGCGAAGATTATGTGACTATAAAAATTACAAAAAGTGGATGGAGAGATTTACGAAATAATTATATAGTTTAATAAAAAGGAGGATTTATGGAACTTAAAAATGGCTTAAATAAGCGTGTTGTAGAAATATTTAGGGGGGGGGGATTTAGTTTGGGAGATGCCAACGGTGATGACTAGTGATATAAATATATATCCAGGATTGACAGATCTTGCATTTAATACCTACCCAGCTAAATGTAAAGTTAAAATCAGTTTAAACGGTAAATTTTTTACTGAAGGTGTCTCTTCTGTCTCTGGAAGTTTTACGTGTAGTTTTGACAATTCAATAAGACAGGATGATTATATTACGGTAGAAATTTCAAAAGAAGGATGGCAAAGAAAGGTAGACAACTATTTTACTGACTAAAAGGAGAAAATTATGGAAATAGAATTAAAGCAACTTATAGTAGCATGTAGAAAAGCATGAAAATAGACCTAATTTTCAAAAGAAAGGACGAGAAAGCCTATGACAGATGATGAAAAATGTAACGACCACGAAAAAAGAATTGCCCTTTTGGAAAAAATTTCAGAAAGACACGAAATCAATTTTAAGGATCACGATAACAAAATCGAAAAGCTCTCGGCGGAGATATCAATCCAAAATACGAACAGTCAATTATTTCAAAAAGACTTGGATTTCATAAAAGAGCAATTAAAGAGTATGAATGCAACCCTGGTTGAACTTACAGACAAGCCGAAAAAAGCATACGACAAATACAAGGACACTATAATCACTATAATAATTACTGCTATTGTCACTGGAATAATAGCTAAACTCGTAAAGGGGTGATAGATTGCTAGAATATAAATTTATGCCTATAAAATATAACTTTTCAAGCAGAAAAGGGCAAAAGATAAAATATTTAGTTATTCACGACACAGGAAATTCAGGTGTAGGAGCAAATGCCCTAAACCACTTTAAATTCTTTAGTGGCGGAAATCGAAATGCAAGTGCTCACTACTTCGTGGATGACCATCAAATAGTACAAATCATTGGAGATAGCTTCTCTGCTTGGCACTGTGGAGATACACAGGGATATGGCAGAGCTTTAAATGGAGTTAGAAACTGCACTTCTATAGGAATTGAACTTTGTATCAATTCAGATGGTAATTATCAAAAGGCTTATGAAAATCTAGTAGAATTGGTGAAAAATCTAATGGTGAAATTCAACATCAATGTACACTTTATTTGCAGGCACTATGATGTGTCTAGGAAGAGATGCCCTGGATCCTTTTTTACCAAGAATCTTTGGGAGAAATTTCTACAAGATGTACAAAAGCCGATTAAGATAAAGCTTGACCTATCTAAGTCAAGTGTAGGAGTACCTGTGCAACAGAAAGCACTAGATGAAAGGATTAAATTTGTTATGGATGAGATTTTAAAAGCGGATAGAGTGAAAGTAAATTATAATGGCAAAGAAATAGAGCTTCGTGGCAAGAATATTCAAGGAACTAACTATGTATCTATAAGGGATCTAGCAGAGGCTTTAAACCTTAAGGTAGGCTGGAACCAAGATAAGAAGATTGTAGAGTTAAGAGGCTAACATGCAAGATATAGTCTTCAGCTTAAAAGAGTATCTTAGCCCTGAATTAGTCTTCATGATACCTGTACTAGTAGTTATAGGAAGCGGCTTGAAAAAGTCTACAAGAATTAGTGATAGCTTAATACCTACTATATTATCAATAGTAGGTATACCTATAGCTTTAATCACTAGTCTTGCAAATCGTATGGATCCCATGAATAAAATTCAAATCATTGTATGGATCCTTATGAGTGTTGGGCAGGGAGTTTTTCTTGGTGCCACGGCAGTAGGAGTGCATCAATTTTTTAAACAGCATTCAGAATTTAAAAGCTTAAAAAAGTGGGAAGATAAAGAAGAATTAATCAAAGAAATTAAAAAATCTATGGAGGTAGAAAATGAGAGTAAGTGAAATATTTTATGTAGTTTTGTCAATTTCATCAGTGCTAATCACTGGTGTACTTGTGCCGCTGTTAAAGCAAAAGTATGGCAGAGAGAAAATTCTCACAGCTATGAAAGCTGTAGATATTGCAGTCAAGGCTGCAGAGGAAATCTATAAAGAAGCTGGTCAGGGCGACCTCAAGAAGAAATATGTCTTGATGAGGTTAAACGAACAAGGCTTTAAGGTTACGGAAAAGGATCTTGACGACATGAGAAAAGCTAGCGTGCTTGAATTAAATAAATGGAAAAAAGAATTAGAGAAGCCTGGGGAATAA